GCAAAAAACTGTCGCCAAGCAACGGGGGGAGCCCGCAGATGGCCCGCACAGCCGCCAGGAACCGCCCCACGCCGCCGAACGAACCACCGACGAACGTCCAAGCCGTCGCCCAGACTTTGGCGCTCCTGGACCCTGACAGCGCCTCGGCCCCTGCGTTGAAGTCGTTGGCTTTGACGTTGGCCGCGCAGCTGGATGCCGGTGCCGGTATGGCCACGGCCGCGGTGTCCAAGGAGCTGCGCGCGGTCATTGATGCCCTTACTCCCGAGGACAGGACTTCCGAGGATGTCTTCACCCGATTCGCCGCTGACCTGTCCGCCTAGATTCGCCACCCCGCGTCACCCGGGCCGCGAGACGCTCGGGGCGCAGGTCGGTAAGGTCGCCCAGGCGTTGGGTACCCCGCTGATGCCGTGGCAGCAGCACGTCGCCGATGTGGCGATGGAGGTCGACCCGGACACCGGGCTGCTGGTGTACCGGGAAGTGGTGTTGACGGTTCCCCGCCAGTCGGGGAAGACGACGCTGATTCTGGCGTTCGCGGTGCATCGGGCGATGGGCTTCGGTGTCTCCCAACGCATCACCTACACCGCACAGACCCGCAACGATGCGCGTAAGAAGTGGGAAGACGACCACGTCACCGCGCTGAACGCTTCCCTGTTCGCCGGGCAGTATCGGGTGCGCAAGAACAACGGCAACGAGGCCATCATCTGGCGCAACGGCTCGATGCACACGATCAACTCCACGACGGAGAAGGCCGGTCACGGCGCGACGCTGGATCTGGGTTTCATTGATGAGGCGTTCGCGCAGGTCGATTCCCGGGTGGAGCAGGCGATGCGCCCGGCGATGATCACCCGGCCGCAACCGCAGATCGTCGTCTCATCGACTGCCGGTACGCCGGCGAGTGTGTTCCTGAATGGCAAAGTGGATCGGGGCCGGGAACGGACGTTGGCTGACCCGCAGCGCGCCTCGGCCTATTTCGAGTGGTCGGCTCCTGATGATGCGGACTTGTCGAACCCGGCGACGTGGGCGGCGTGTATGCCCGCTCTTGGTCACACGGTGACGTTGGATGCGGTTGCCGCGGAGCATGATTCGATGGAGGCCGCCGAGTTCGCGCGTGCCTACGGTAATCGTCGGGCCGCCTCGGATGCCTACGACCCGGTTATCCCGGTGGGTGTGTGGGCGTCGCTGGCCGATCTGGATTCCCGGTTGGCTGATCCGGTGGCGTTCGCTGTGGATGTCAGCCCGGACCGGTCGATGGCGGCGATTGCTGCCGCTGGGCGGCGTGAGGATGGCCGGATTCACGCCGAGATTGTGGAGCACCGTCAGGGCACCGCGTGGGTGGTGAACCGGGTGGAGGAGTTGGCTCACCGGTGGGGCCCGTGTTCGGTGGTGGTGGACGGTTCGAGCCCGGCCGCCTCCCTGCTTCCCGCGTTGGAGGAGCTCGACATTCCGATTGATGTTACTGGCGCCCGCGACATGGCCAATGCGTGTGGCGCGTTCTTTGATCTGGCTACTGGTGACCTATTGCGTCACGTTGATCAGCCTGCGTTGACTCAGGCGGCGATGGCCGCCACGAAACGCCCGTTGGGTGAGGCGTGGGCGTGGTCGCGTAAGGGTTCCACTGTTGATATTTGCCCGCTTGTCGCCGCGACGTTGGCGACGTTCGGTCATGCCCGCCACGGCAACGCCGTGTCTGAGCCGTCCGTCTTCTTCATCTAGCCCCAGGAGGGCCCCGTGTGGATCTCACTCGCCCTCACCGTTCTTGGGGCGGCTATCGCTGTGGCCGGTATCGCACTGTTGAGCATTCCGGTGGCCGTGATCGTCGCCGGTGTCGCGTTGTGCGCTGCTGGCCTCCTACGTGAGGACCGCACACATGCGCCTGATTGATCGTTTGCGTGCACCGGCGGATTCCCGGGCGAACCTGCCCGAATGGTCCCAGGTGTTCAGCTCCACGTATGCCTCTGATGGTTCGGAGCCGATGATTCCGACGTTCGCGTCGTATTCCTCGGACGGCTATCAGGGCAATGGTGTGGTGTTCGCGGTGATTCTGGCCCGGCTCATGTTGTTCTCGGAGGCGGAGTTCAAGTTCCAGAACCTTGCCGACAAACGCCTGTTCGGTTCCCCGGACTTGTCGCTGTTGGAGAATCCGTGGCCCGGTGGCACGACGGGGGAGCTGCTGGCGCGCATGGAGCAGGACGTGTCGCTGTGCGGCAATGCGTTCGTTCGTAATGCTGGTGACCGCCTGGTTCGGTTGCGCCCCGACTGGGTGGACATCATTTCCGCGCAGTCCCCGTCCGATAATGGCCCGTCGACCACGGCGGTGGCCGGCTACCTGTACCGCGACGGCGGGCAGATGGATGCGGCAGTGTTCTACCCGGTCGGCGAGGTGGCGCACTGGTCGCCGATTCCTGACCCGCTGGCCAAATATCGGGGCATGTCGTGGCTGACCCCGGTGGTTCGGGAGATCAACGCCGACTCGGCGATGACATCCCACAAGACAACATTTTTTGATAATGCGGCCACCCCGAACATGGTGATCCGGTACGCGCAGAAGATGAACCAGGACACCATCGACAAGTTGGGTGCACAGTTCGACGCCAAGCATGGCGGCTCCGCGAACGGGTGGCGTACCGCGATCCTTGACCAGGGCGCCGACATGTCGGTGGTCGGTAACTCGTTTGAGCAGATGAACTTCGCTGGTGTGCAGGCCGCGGGTGAGAACCGTATTGCTGCTGCTGCTGGTGTTCCCGGCATTGTGGTGGGGTTGAAGGAAGGCTTGCAGGCCGCCACCTACTCCAACTATGAGCAGGCGATGCGCCGGTTCGCGGACTTGACGATGCGCCCGCTGTGGCGTTCGGCGGTGGCGTCGCTGGCGAAACTGATTGTGGTTCCGCCGGGTTCGCGGCTCTGGTATGACACCTCTGGTATCGCCGCGCTGCGCCAGGGCGAGATGGAGCGGGCGCAAACGTTCAAGGAGAAGGCGTTCACCGCCTCGGAACTGATCCGCGCCGGCTACGACCCGGCGACGGTCGCCACGGCCGTGGGTGCCGGTGACTTGTCGCTACTCAGCCATACCGGGGCGATTCCCACGGCGCTGTACCCCAATGGGCAGGCTCCGGCGGCCCCGGCCCGCTCCGACGTCACTATCGAGAACCATCCGCCGGCCATTCACATGCCCGACATTCACCTGCCGGAGATCAACGCCGACGGTGCCACCCCGTATTCGGGTTCCGGTGCTGAACGGCGCGACAGGTTCGCCTGATGGGCCTTGCCGCACGCGGGCTGGGCCAGCCGGAATCCGGTCCGCTGGTCGCATCCGGCCTGGGCTATTCCGGTGCCGCCACCACGGTCGCCGCCGCGATGCGGGCCACCTTGTCCGGGACGTCGCAGTTCACTGCCGGTACTGGTGGGGCCGCCGTCATCGGCGGGTCGGCCCGCTACTGGCTGGCCCCCACAAACCCGTTCAGGCCGTGGATCATCCACGAGCCCATGGCCGCCACGCTCTCCGGGCACGGCACTGTCACCGGTTACCTCGACTGGCGACTCGACACCGACGCGCTGCTGGCTCAGCTCATCGCGTTCGACCTTGTATGAAAGGCCACACAATGACCAGATTCACCCGCTCCTACCCGCTGGATGACATCTCCATCCGCTCCGGCGGCGATGGTCGCACCGTGGAGGCGTACGCCGCGGTGTTCAACACCCCCACCGACATCACCGACCATCAGGGCACATATTCCGAAGTCATCTCCCCGGCCGCCTTCGAACGCACCATCGCGCACAAGGGTTCCAAGTTCGGGGTGTTCTACAACCACGGACTGACCATCCACGGCACCCCGTCGGAGCGCGGCTCCATGCCCATCGGCACACCGGTGGAGGTCCGCGGCGACGACCGGGGCCTGTGGACGATCACCCGCTACAACAAGACCCCACTAGCCGATGAGGCGTTGGAGGCGATCCGCACCGGTGCGATCACCGGGCAGTCGTTCTCCGGCCGGTTCATCGGTTCGGACCCCAAAACGCCGCGCGGCGGGTTCAAGCCCGACGCCGACGGTGGTCTGCCCACCGTGACGCGTACCGAGATCGCCCTGTCCGAGTACGGCCCTACACCGTTCCCCGCCTACTCCCAAGCCGCCATTGTGGGTGTCCGCAACGTCGCTGGCTGCACCTGTGGCCGGGGAACCACCATCGAGCTCGAAGTCAACGTCGACGGTGGCGGCGAACCGCCCATCGACGGCCTGTGCGACTGCGCGTGCCCATGCTGCGCGGACTGCACCTGCCCTGATCCTTCCGCCACCACGCCCGACGGGGCCCCGGGGCGAAGCGCAATAACGGCACCGGGAGATCCCGACTGGGATTCCGCTCGCCGAACCATCCAATGGAGCAACATCAAACTCGCGATGCGAGAGAAGGGAGTCCTGTAATGGACCCCAAGATTGATGCCTTGCGCTCAGAGTTGGAAGCCATGCGCTCCGAACTCGTCGAGCTTGAGGCAATCGAATCCCCCAGCGATGAGCAGGTGAGCCGATCCGGTGAACTGCTCGCCGACTGGGACATCAAGAAGGCCGACCTTGACGCCCGCGTTGAGCGTGCCGAGAAGGTCGCGCTGGTGCGCGCCGCCGCCCTCGACCCCGAGAACGTCGAGTCGGCATTCCACGCACCGCACGTCTCGATCAAGCGTTCAGCTTTCGAGAACCTCGAGAGCATCCGTTCAGGCATGGTCGGCCCCGCTGACCTGCGTGCCCGGGCATTGAACGCCATCGAGGAGTCCCGCGACGAGATGCCCGACGCGCACCGTGAGCAGGCCACCGCGCTTGCCCAGCGTTCGGCGGGTATCGCCAAGCAGATGCTGTTGACCGGTTCGCCGGCCTACCGCAGCGCGTTCGAGAAGGCACTGGCCTACCCGGACTCGTTCCAGTCGATGCTCTCAGCTGATGAGGCTGAAGCGTTCCGTACCGCCCTGTCGACCACGTCGGCCAACGGCGGTTACGCGATCCCGTTCCTGCTCGATCCGACGATCGTTCTGACCAACGACGGGTCCGCGAACCCGTTCCGTCAGATCTCGCGCGTCGAGTCCGGCATGAGCAACAAGTGGAACGGGCTGTCCAGCGCCGGTGTCACTGCTGAGTGGAAGTCGGAAGGATCAGCTGCTGCTGACGCCTCCCCGACGTTCGTCCAGCCGGTCGTCACCGCGTACCTGGCCGACGCCTACGTGCTGGGTTCCTACGAGGTCCTGGAAGACACCAACCTGGCTGTTCAGCTGCCGGCGTTGCTCCAGGACGCGAAGGACAACCTGGAGGCCACCGCATTCGCGACCGGCTCCGGTTCCCAACCGCAGGGCATCGTCACGGCCGTCACGGCCGTCACCGCCTCGCGGGTCAGCCCGACCACCGGTGGCGCGTTCACCGTCGCGTCGCGCGCCGATGTGGACAAGGTCATTGAGGCTGTTCCACCACGGAACCGCTCCAACTCCAGCTGGGTCGCGAACTACGCCACCTACGGGATCATCCGTCGGATGGACACCTACGGCGGTTCGGCCTTCTGGGCGAACCTCGGGGCGTCGCAGCCATCGGAGCTCCTGGGACGTCCGCAGTACGAGTCCTCGGCGATGGCCTCAACCGTCACCACCGGCTCGAACATCCTGCTCGCGGGTGACTTCAGCCAGTACCTGATCTACGACCGTGTTGGCATGACGGTGGAATACATCCCCAACGTGTTCGACACGTCAACCGGGCGCCCCACCGGGCAGCGCGGCTGGATCGCTCACTGGAGGACAGGCGCGAACGTGCTCAACGCCAACGCCTTCCGGGTGCTGAAGCTCTAATCCAGTCCGGGTTCGGGGGCGTGGCTGACGCTGCGCCCCCGACCCGTCTCCCATCTCCTGAAAGGCATCACATGGCCCGCAAGAAGCCCGGCTCCGCGCTGATGGCCCACAACCGGGCCGCACCCACCGGCGGCAAAGTCGTCATCGCCTACGTCCACCCGACCGAGGTCACCATCGGCTTCCACGAGTCGATCATCTCCACGCTGCTGTTCGATGTGGCCCGCGAGCGCCGCCTGTTCAACGGCGGCGGCCGGCTGAACTCCTACTCCTCGGCGAACGTGTCGAACTCGCGCAACTCCATCTGCAACGACTTCCTCGACAAGTGGCCCGACGCCGAATGGTTGTGGATGGTCGACGCCGACATGGTGTTCACCCCCGACACCCTGTATCGGCTGCTGGCCAACGCCGACAAGACGAAGGCCCCCATCGTCGGCGGTCTGTGCTACGGCGTCAGTGACGGGGAACTGTTCCCCACCCTGTACGGGCTGGACCACAATGAGGAACGCGGCATCCACACGATCCGCTACGACACGTTCCCCAAGGACGCGATGTTCCAGGTCGCCGCGACCGGCGCGGCCTGCCTGCTGATTCACCGCAGCGCCCTGGCGGCCATGCGCGAGAAGGCGTTCTCCAAGCCGTACCCGTTCTTCCAGGAAACCGAACTCAACGGCGACCCGGTCGGTGAGGACGTCACGTTCTGCTTCCGCGCAGGCAAACTCGGCCTGCCCATCTGGGTGGACACCAGCGTGCAGATAGGCCACCAGAAGACGTTCATCGCCGACCATGACCGATACACCCAGCAGGTTGGAGATCCGCATGTCCTACGACCTGGGTGATGTTGTCACCGTCGGCGTGACCATCTACGACGCCCTGTCAGCCCCGGCCAACGCCGGGGCTGTGGTCGCCACGATCACGCTGCCCGACGGCACCACCACCACCCCGACGGTCAGCAACACGACCACCGGGGTCTACACCATCGCCTACACCCCGACCCTCGTCGGGCGCCACGGCATCCGCTGGGTCGCCACCGGTGCCAACGCCGCCGCTCACACCGACACGTTCACCGTCAACGACCCGAGCCTGCTGCCCGTGGTCAGCCTCGCCGAACTCAAAACCCATCTCAACATCACCGCGACCACCTCCGATGAGGAACTGCGCGACACGTTGGACGCGGCCACCGCCAGCGCGGAGGAATACTGCAACCGGGCCCTGACCCGGCGTGCGGTCACCGAAACCTACGACGGCGGCCAAACCTCGCTGCGGCTGCGCTCGTGTGCGGCCCTGTCGGTCACCACCGTCGTTGAGGGCGGGGCGACCCTGGCTGCCGGCGACTACCGGCTGAACTTCGGGGTGACATTGGATCGCAAGTCCGGGTCGCTGGCGTCCTACTGGTCACCGGGATTGGACAACGTGTCAGTCACCTACGTCATCGGTGTGGAAGGCAGGCAACTGTCCGCCGCCCGCCGGGGTGTGCTGGGCATCGCCAAGCACATGTGGGACACCCAGCGCGGCGCCATGACCATCGGCCCCCGCAACGACGACCAGTGGCTGCCCGGCATGGGCTTCTCCATCCCGAACCGCGCCGCGCAGCTGCTCGACCCGATCCGGTTGGTGGCCAACGGATGAGCGGCACCCGCTGGGCCGATGTTGCGGTGGCTGTCACCGCTGCCCTGCGCGCGGGGTTGACCTGCGACGTGTTCGACGGCCCGCCCACCTCCGGGGATACCCTGTCCGACTTCGTGTGCGTTGGGCATCACCCCGACTCCGACGAGCCCTCAGCCGGGCGCATCGAGCAGGAATACCACGACCTCGGCCCGACCGCCACGAAGGAGGAGCGCGGCGAGATCGCCTGCTACACCTCGTCGTGGGATGGCAACGCCGACCTGCCCGCCACCCGGGCCCGGGCCTTCGCCACCCTCGAAACCATCCAGACGGTGCTACGCGCCGACCAAACACTGGCCCTGACCGGGGTGCGCGCACCGGAGATCGAACTCTCCACCGGCTCGGTCATGCAGGGCTACACGTCCTCCGGGGTGCGCGTGGACCTGACCTTCACCCTGACCTACATCACCCTCGTCTAGGAGTAATCATGGCGAAATACCGCAACATCACCGGCGAGGACCGCTGGGTGCAGCTGCCCTCACGGCTAGTCAAAGTCCCAGCAGGGGGAATCTTCGACGCCGAGGACTGCAACTACTACTTCCAGACCGGCGACACCGGCGAGCAGGCCCTGTTCCAGCTCGTCGGAAAACCATCCAAAGGCTCTCCCGCCCCCACCGCTGCGGCGGATTCTGAAGGAGAGAAGTAATGGCAATCGGTTCAGGAATGGGCAGCTCCTTCGGGTTCTCTGCCGAAACCGTGTACGGCACCCGGGTCGCCCCGGCGAAGTTCACCCGCGCGAAGTCCTACAGCCTCAACCGGACGCAGGAACGTCCGCAGGGCGAGGGCATCCAGCCCGGGGCCTACGGTGACCTGCTCGACCACTACGTGGAGACGGTCAACGGTGGCGAGGCCACGGTTGCCTTCGATGTGCAAACCAAGGCCGCTGGCCTCGGGGTGTTCCTCAACACGCTGATGGGTGGAACGGTCACCGCAACCCAAATCAGCACCTCGGGTGCCTACACCCAGGCGCACACGATGGCTGACCCGTTGGGCAAGTCGCTGACGATGCAGGTGTCGGCGCCCTACCGTTCGGGTACGGCGGCCACCCACGAGCTCACCGGCGCCAAGGTTGAGTCGGCGGAGTTCTCCTGCGGGGTCAAGGAGATCCTGTCCTGCAACGCGAAGTTCGACGCGAAGGCGTTCAGCACCACCCAGTCCCTGGCGGCACCGTCCTACGCCACCAACGCGGTGTTCAACGGCTCGCAGGCGACCCTGAAGCTGGGCGCGTTCTCCTCCGAGGCGGCCGTGAGCGGTGTCCGTAACGTCACCTGCCACATTGAGCGGGCGCTGGACACCGACGACTACACCTACACCGCCTCGGGTAACAAAAGCGAGCCGGTGCTCAACGGCATCACGAAGATCTCCGGTGCGGTCACCGTCGACTGGACGACAGCCAACAAGACGGCCTTCCAGGATCGGGTGGAGAACAACACCTCCTGCTCGCTGATCTGGGAGTTCGTGTCCACCACCGCCATCGGCGGCACGTCCTACCCGACGTTCCGCATCGCCGTGCCCTCGGTCATCTGGACCGGGGACATGCAAGGCGTCGACGGCCGTGACGTGCTGCAGTCCACGTTTAACTACGAGTGGAAGTACGACGGCACGAACCTGCCGGTCGTCACCTACATCAGCGCCGACACGACGCTGTAACCCCTGTACGCCCGCCGCCGTGGAGTCCGGGAGAGCATCACGGCGGCGGGTCACCCTCTTGGAGGCATCATGCCCGCAGATTTCACCATCGACGCTTCGGACTTCGTCGCCATCTCCCGCGCACTGAAAGCGGAGAAGCCGCACCTGCGCCGGGAACTGTTCAAGAAGATCCGCGAGGCGGCCCGGCCTATCGTCTTGGACCTGCGCCAGGCCATCAACTCGGTGGACTCCCAGGCCGAAGGTTCCGGCGGTGTCGGGCTGGGTTCCGCGCAGCGGGCCGCCTACATGGTCGGTAAGCGCGGCGGCAGCAAGTACGGCGCCGACCTGCTCAAGTACGCGACCAAGGAGGCCGGTCGTGCCGGGCTGAGGGCATCCATCGCCCGCTCGGTGCGCATCGTGGTCAAGGATTCCGGGTTCTCCGACCAGGTCGGGGTGCGGATCAAATGCGACACCTCGATGATGCCCGGTGATCAGCGCAAACTGCCCCGCTACATCGACCGTGGCCAGTGGCGCCACCCCGTCTACGGCACCCACGCCTGGGTCACCCAGACCACCACCCCGAACTGGTTCACCGACACCACCAACGCCGCCCGCCCGCAAGTGATCGCCAAGGTACGAACCGCACTATCCGAAGCGGCCACGCACATCGCGTCGGCCGCCTAACCGAGGAGCTCTCCCATGAAGATCGCCATGACCCTGCACGACACCGAGCGCGTCCTGGACATGGACACCCTGCTGGTGACCGAGGCCGAGGAGTTGGAGGCCGTCACCGGGTGGAGCGCCCCCGAATGGCAGGAGGCGTTGTTCCAGACCCGCGCCCTGGCTGTGGCGTTCGGCTGGTACCTGGCCTGCAAGCGTGCCGGGGACGATGTGGACTACGAGACGATCCGCCTCACCCTCGACCTGGGCGCCCTGAACTCGTCGCTGGCTGAGGAACCCGACCCGGTCGAACCGCCGGCGGCGCTGGGGGTCGTCGACGAAGCGGGCCCTACTTCCTCCGGCCCGGAGCCGACCCCGCCCGAACCCGACTCGTCGACGACGTCGACTCCTGGGGACCAGCCTTCCGACATCTTTTCGGAGTAAGCGAGGACCAGGTCCGTGCCTGGCCGTTGTGGCGCTGGCAGCTGTACCTGGAATACGCGAAAGACCATTTCGCCCGCGAGGCGGGCACCGAGCAGGAGTAGGAGGCAGCTGTGGCGTCGACCGACCTGACGATGAACCTGATCGCCCACGACAGGGCATCGGCGACGTTCGGCAAGGTCGCGGGCTCGGCTGACCACGCCCACTCCCGGATCTCACGCATGGCCACGTTGGGCCGGATGCTCCCGGTCGCGGCGATCACCGCGTTCGGGGTCGCTTCGGTCAAGGCGTTCGCCGCCGCCGAAGTGTCCCAGTCCCAGCTGGAGGGCGCCTACAAGCGGTTCCCGAAGATGGCGAACGAGAACATCGGTTCGCTACGGTCGATGAACTCCGAACTACAACGCAAGACCAAGTTCGACGATGACGACCTGGCCGGGATGCAGGCCAAGCTGGCGATGTTCGACTTGACCGGTCAGCAGGTCGCCGACCTGACACCGATCGTGGCCGACTACGCCCAGGTGTCGGGCAAGGACGTCGTGAGCGCTGGTGTCGCCGTCGGCAGGGCGATGATGGGTAACACCCGGGCGCTGAAGTCGCTGGGCATCAACTACAAGATGACCGGGGACAAGGCCAAGGACGCGGCGAACATTCAGGCGCTGCTGGCGGAGAAGACCAGGGGTGCGGCCGAGGAGTTCGGTAAGACCTCGGCGGGCAAGCTGGCGATCCTCAACAACCAGTTCTCCGACCTGAAGGAGAACGTCGGGGAGGCCCTGGTCCCGGCGCTCAACGCGATGGTCACCGCGATCACCCCGATCGCGAAGATATTCGGCGACCTTCCCGCCCCGGTCCGTACTGGCGCTATCGCCGTGGTGGGCCTGGCGGCGGCCTACAACTTCCTGTCCCCCGCCCTCGGTGGGGTGAAGGGTGCCATCGGCGGGATGGCGCGGGTCTTCGGTCTGTCCACCGCCGCGACTGTCGCCGACACGACAGCGACGAACGCCAACACGGCCGCGAAGGCCCGCAACGCCGGCATCGGAGCCGGTAAGGTCGCATCGACCACCAGTTCTGTTGGCGCTTCCGGTGCAGCCTCCGCGCTGGCTGGTATCCCAGGATTGGCCGCCGCCGCCGGTATCGCCTTGTCGGCGTTCGCCGGTAAGAGCGCGAGGGAAATGGGGGGGCTGGGCGGCGTACTCGCCGCGGAACTGATCCCCGGCCTGTCAGGAATCCCGGTCGCTATCGGCGCGATGACCGCGGACACGTCGAAGGAGATCCTCAACCTCGGGGGCCTCGATAGGCAGCTGGCGGGTCAGTTCGCCAACGGCGGTTCCAAGGTTGTCCGCGAGACGATCGCACAGATGGCGCGGGATTCCAACCAGTCCATCGACAGTTTGCTGAAGAAGATGCCGGAACTGTCGGCGCTGATCAACACCGAGGCCGACAAGGTCAAGGCGGCGCAGGAGAAGCTCGGCGGCGCGATGAAGCAGGCCGCGACCGGCTTCCAACTGAACTCCACCCACGCGATCGCCTACGGTCGGGCACTGGCATCCACGGCGCGGCAGGCGGGTAAGAGCGACGCCGAGATTCGCGCCATGCTCAAGTCGGCGGGTGCGACACCGCGCGAAATCAAGATTGTGATGTCGGCGAGCCCGAAGCAGGTTCAACGCGACATCAACACGGCGCAGAAGTCGCTGAACGGGTTGAAGCAATACAAGCGCCCCGACATTGTCGCAAAGGTCGCCGGGTTCCAAACGCAGCTGCGGACCGAGCAGACACGACTGAACAGTCTGCGGCAGTCGAAGAAGCCCAACGTCGACGCGATCGACAGGGCGTCGGGACGTGTCCGCACCATTCAGGGCCAGATCAATTCGCTGACCGGTAAGACCGTGGACATTTATGTCAACGTCCACGGTAAGGCCAGTGCCGGGTTCAGTGTGTCGGGCAATGTGTCGGCCGGCGCCACCGGCGGTCACCTTGCCGGTATGGCCGTCGTCGGTGAGCGCGGACCGGAACTGGTGTCCCTGCCCGAGGGCTCGTTCGTCTACACCCACGCACAGTCCCTGGCGATGGGCGTGGAGCACTTCGCCAAGAACAAGCCGCTGACCGCGAAGCAGAAGCGGCAGAAGGCCAAGGCAGCGGCGAAGGCCAAGAAGATCAAGGACGCCCGTAACGAGGCGTACAAGACCGAGTCCTCCTCCATCGTGTCCTTCGCCCGGGTCACCGGATTCGACTCCAGCGACCATGCGTCGGCGCTGGATGATCAGCAATCCGCCCAACGCGAAGTGAACATGGCCAAGGGCATCGGGGAGCGCGCCAAGGCGCTGGAGGCGTTGGCGGCCGCGAACAAGCGCGTCGCCGCCTCCGCCCCCACCACCGCCAACGTGCTGTCGACGTTCCGCGCGAAACTGGCGAAGATCAACGCGTTCGGTTCCGTCCTCGGCCAACTACGCACCAAGCTGGGCAAGAACGCCGCCAGCGTCGCGGGCAAGGCCATCCTCAACGCCGTACTGGAGGAAGGCCCGGAGAACGGCGCCGTCATCGGGCAGGCACTGTTGAGCAACAACGGGCTGAACCAGGCCCTGGCGATCCAGGGCCAGATCGACACCCAGTCCCGCTGGATGGGTCTGGCCTCCGCCGACGTCACCTCCGGCAACTACATCAAGCCGCGGCCCGCACCGAAGAAGCCCGCGAAGAAGAAGCCGGCCAAGAAGTACGCCCACATCACCCTCAAGATTGACAAACGCGTCGTGCACAAGTCGCTGGTGGAACTCAAACGTGAGCAGGGCGGCAAAGCCCTGGGGTTGGCATGACCCGCACCGCGATCCCCGGCCTGCCGAACATCAAGGTGGAGTTCGCCCCGACCGGGGACGCCTCCACCGCATCCCCGACGTGGGTGGACATCACCGCCTATCTGCGGCTGTCCGACGGGGTGACGTTCACCCGTGGCCGCACCGATGAGCGGTCCACCGCCCAGCCGGGAAACCTAACCCTGACGCTGAACAACGACGACGGCCGGTTCACCCCCGGCCTGGCGGCCGGTGCCTACGCACCGTTGGCTATCCGCTGCCCGATCCGGGTGTCGTTCAAGCCGCCAGGCGCAGGTGCCCACACGGTCATGTGGACCGGGCTAGTTGATGAGTTCGATCCTGGCTGGGACAACGGCCACCGGCCGATCTGCACCATCTCCGCCTCCGACCGGTTGGCCCGGATGCAGCGGCGCACGATGGGCCGGTGGGAAACCGAATGCCATCTGGGTTCCGGCGCCACCCATCTGTGGCCGCTGGTGGAGGACAACTCGGCGACGACCATCGCCGAGGTCGCCTCCGGCACCACCGATCACTCCCTGTCCGTCACCCTCAACGGCGGGTCCGGGTCCATCGACTTCGGTGCCGGGGAACTACCCGTCGATGACGGCACAGTTGTCGCCCTGACCCCGACGTCACTGTCGGCCGGCTACAACATGACGGGGGCGGCGCAGGTCTCCGGCTCATACACCGGGCATTCGATGTCGGTGCTGATCCTCACGACCGTGTCGGCCAACGCCGGACTGTTCCGGTTCCGCGACATCTACGGCAACTATCTGGAACTGCAGACCACGTCGGCGGGTAAGGCCAAGGCCGTGTCGTATGAGGCGTTCACCGGCGTCACCACTGCCGTGACCTCAACCGCCGGGGTATGCGACGGGCTGTTCCATCAGATCGGCCTGTCGGTGGGCTCGACGGGCACCCTCACCCTGTACGTGGATGGCGCGTCGGCGGGCACCGCCGCCGGGGCGTCGCTGATCTCCGGGGCCACTGTGGTCATCGGCGGGACTGTTGGCGCCCTGTATTCCGGGCAGATATCCCACTGCGCGCTGTGGGCCGACATAACCCCCACGGCCGCGATGCAGACCGGGGCGTACGCGGCGGTCACCGGCGGGGCCGGGGAAACCACCACCGCCCGGTTCACCCGCATCTGTGCGATGGCCGGGATCACCGGCACCACCTACGGCACCGGACTGTCCACGATGGGCAAGCAACCCATCGCCGGGAAGTCCACCCTGGACGCCCTCAACGACTGCGGGGACGCCGAACTCGCCCCGGTACGCCTAGCCGCCGACGGCACCCCCGCGTTGGCGGCCCGGTCGATCCGCTACAACGCGGCCGTCGCACTGGCCCTGACCCCCGCCGACATCGGCACCGAAGTGTCCTTCGTCGTCAACGATGAGGCGCTGATCAACGACACCACCGCGATCCGCCCCGACCCCGGCGCCTCCGAGCTGCGGGTCATCAACGCGGCCAGTGTGGCCCGGTACGGCACCCACGACGAGTCCCTGACGATCAACGTCGCCGACGACACCCAGCTGGCATCCATCACCCAGTGGCGGGCCAACTCCCGGGCCGAACCCGCACCGCGCACCGCGACGCTGCAGATCGCCGCCTGGATCAAACAGGCGACCGTGAACCTGGTCAACCTCACCGCCCTGGATGTCGGTTCCCGGGTGCAGGTCACCGGGCTACCGGCGACCGCCCCGGCGACGGTCCTCGACCTGTTCGTGGAGGGCTTCTCCGACACGTTCAACACGACCGGCTGGCTGCGCACCCTCAACACGTCCTCGGTGGGCGCGTCCGGGTCGGTGTGGCAGTTGGACTCGGCAACCTATTCTCAGCTCGATTCAACGACGATTCTGGCGGTGTGATTGATGGCGTACACGACTCCACGGACATGGGTGGCGGCCGAGACTGTTACCGCGGCGCTGCTCAACACGCACCTGCGGGACAACCTGGCGTTCCTGGCCACCCAGGAGTTCGGCTCCTACACGGCGTCCTCGACGTCGAACGTGACAACTGGCGGGTTCTACCTGGTCGCCTGGGATGGTGAGGTGGAGCAGTCCGCCGGGCTGACCCACAACAACTCGACGAACAACTCGCGTATCCAGGTGACACTGGCCGGGCTGTATGAGGTGAACATCTCGGTGGGCTGGACGGCGAACGCCGTGGGTATGCGCGGGGTGATGGTGCGCAAGAATGCCGCTGGCTCCTCCGTCGGCGGCACTGCGCTGAAACAGAGCTACAACGCGACCCCGACCACGCAAGACGCGACCGCGGCCCTGCTGTGGACGGTCCGCCTGGCCGCATCCGACTACATCGAGGTATTCCGCTACCAGTCCTCCGGCGGCAACCTGGCACCCAAGGCCGTCGACGCCAGCCCCGGCGTGATGACGGTGCGCCGAGTGTCGGCGTGAGCACCATCGTCACCCTCACCCCCACCACCACCAGCGTCCTCGCCTTCACCCCGGCCGCACCGGTGATGCGCCCGGCCACGGCCGCGGGCACCACCGCCATGATCACCACGACCCGCGCTGACGCGACGCTGCGTCCGACCCCGACCCCCGCCACGCCCGCCATGATCGCCACCAGCCGCGCCGCCGCGACGATTGCCCCCGCGTGACCATCGCCGAGATCGGTTTGCACGACGGACTCGGAGCCGACGACATATTCTGGTACGCGGCCGGGATCACCTCCATCATCATCCTGTTCGCCGCACTGGTGAAACCCGCGAAGACGATCCGGCACTTCTTCCACCGCATCTCCGTCTTCCTCGGTGACTGGTTCGGTGAACCCGCCGACCCGGAGCGGGGAAGCGAACCGATCCCCGGGGTCATGGCTCGACTCAAACGCGTGGAGGACGACGTGGCAGCCCAACCGTCCCTGCGCGAGATGGTCACCAGACTCGCCCACGAAGTCGCCGACCTCGCCCGCCAAGTCGCCGGGGTCGACGCCCGCATCGACGCCCTGCACCGCGACACCGCGACGCGGGCCAAGCAAACCCAGATCGCCGACAAACTCGACGACGTGCTCGACAACCGCGACGACACCTAAACCCCTGACCCATCCACAAGCCCCCGCCAAACGGTCGGGGGCATCGCTATGAGAGGACCCGCAATGAGCGTCAAGACCAAGGACTTCCTTGAGCGTCTCGGCTTCACGCTGCTGCTGGCAGCTGTCAGCTTCGGCATCACCTACCTCGCCGACATCCCCGAAGCGTGGGCGCTGGCCGTGCTCGCCGTGTTGCAGATCGTCAA